TTATTTCGATGGTGTTTTATTTTCTTTCGATAAATTTTGAAGCAAACCTAATAATACCCAACGAGCATATCCGTCAGAGTCGTAAGGCTCGAGACCCGCCTCCACCATATCCGAAGTGGCAAACCCGTGTCGATACGCCTCTTTCAATAAAACCAACAATTCCTCGTAAGTAAGCTCGAATTTGATATGTTTATCCATAAGTATCTATTTTAACGAGGTGACTAATAGGAAGCACTATCACCCTCATCAATAATATCTTCGATTAAATCTTGGTAGATATTATCGGTCTCCACTTCATTTTCGGTAAAATCCTCTTCTAAGATTTCCTCTTCCTCCATAGGCTCTAATGAGTCAGCGTTGGCTTTTAGTACCACATCCTCGATGCCGTAAGGGCGTGTTTCGTGGGTCGCCAAATTTCTCATTTTATGATATCCTAAAGCATGAGCTACTTTCTTGGAGTTGACTAATAGGTACGCCCCCTTAGTTTTAGGTTTCAGCATGATGATATTTTCGGGGGACTCGTTATCCCACATACCAAAGATGGTGTACTCCACCTCTTTGTAAGTTAGACTTTTATTAAGGTCTCCCAACAATAACCAAGAGGAGTGGTAACACCTACTATGGTAGTTTTTAAAAGTACTTACATAACGGTCAATTCCCACCATATTTGGGGAGAGGTAAACCTTGTCTAATTTCTTAACGATTTTTTTCATGAATAACGATGTAATTTTAAAGTAAAAAAACAGCGGCAATTTTGCCGCTGTTTAGTAGGGTGCACCAGTAGTTAGTTCATACTAACGAGCCGTGGGTACTCAACCACTACATTGGTAGCAACATCTTCCAAATCTAACTGATTTTTAAACAGTAGGTTTGAGGATTGGATTTGGAGGTTTATTCTATCCGTCTTATCCATTTTAACCTCTTCGGGGTGAGATGCTATCCAAGTGAGCATATTAAAAAAGTCATAAGCGTTGATACCCGTATTTGCGGTGGATTTCCATTTTTTGGATTTCTCCTCAAGATTGACTCCGTATGCTTTATAGAAAGGGGTTTCGTTGAAGAACTTAGCCATAATATTGTCATATCGCTCTTCTTGATTTCTACCCCCAAAAAAGTTTTTGTAGTGTTGGAACTCTGCGATACTGATATTGTTTTCCTTTAGGTGTTGGGTAGCTTTCTGAAGCATCCAAGGCATATCGGTGCTGACTTGTAAGATATTTTTCTCGATGGTGCTTTGAATTTTTTTGTTATTAAAGCGTCCTTGTGAGATATTAGAGCGAAAACCAAACTCCTTAGCCACATTTCCGTTGCTACACACCAAACGTTCAAAGAACGGGGCGTAATCAAAATTAAAGGCACTGAACGAAAAATTTTGACCCATTTTCCAAACATCCAAGTCAGTCCCAAACACATCGATACCCGTATCTTTATTCAAGAGGTTAATATTCATGGATTCTGCTTGAGCGTTCCAAAAGAAATCTTTTAGTTCGTAATTATTTTTACTATTTCCGAGAGCCTCAGTTATCCATTGAATGTATTGGTCAAAGGAGGCATTATCGATTTTTTTCTTATCCCCATTATGTTTGAAGATATCGATAACAGACACCCAACCATCATCATCACGAACTGTTTTGGCGTAAACCACGTCACTACCAATAGCCCCTTTAATTTTCTCCGATACTGAATGCCAATCGTCCGATGTCATTTTATTAGAGTACTCTAAGAATTCGGGGCGCACTCCCAACATTTTGAGAATGTTTTTCAGTGCCGAGCCTTTGATTTCGTGACCCCGAAGAAAAATGCCATTTTCGATTTCCAACTCGTTAATTTGAAACATGGTGTCTTCTCGACTACCCATACGTTCTAAAATACGAGAGGCTTGGGTGTTGATGGTTTCGATGACCTCAAAATTGTTCATACGTTTAAAATTTAAAAGGTTACATAAAAGATTAAATTTACATTTGTGTTTCGGTTACCCTTGACCACGACACAAAGGTAGTATATTTTTCGAAAAATCCAAAAAAGAAACAAGTTTTTTCGAAAAAATATTTTTTATACCTCACTAACCTTATTTGACGGAATCATGGTCAACGCATGGTTTGTATTTTTGTTCGAACTGATTTTTGGACTCTACCCAAACGGTCGTACTATTTGGGTTGCGACAAACATATTCGGCTCGGTTGAGGGTAGATATCCCCCAAGCCGTTTCGATACACTCTCGACCCAAATGAATAAAAACAATCTTAGGTTTCATTTGAATAAACCATTCGGGCTCGTCCTCCTCTAAATAGAGAAATGCCTCAACAACTTCGGGATTTTTTTCAATATACAACATAATACCTTTTTAAAATTTTTCAATAATTATTGGCTTGTTCATTTTTTTAGCGTATTTGAGGGAATGTGCTGTGCCTTTACTTTCACCGTCCCAAAACGCAATTATCATTTCGGCATCTTTAATAATATCGTAGTTGCGAATAAACCCAGCACTTTTCCCAAATTTTTCCCAATCGGGCTTATAGATTGTTACTGAGACATTATTTGCGGCTGCCCATTGTTCTGCGATTGTGTCCGCACCAATTGCACCCCCCGAGATAATATGCGTTATATTATTACTAGACAATACGGCGAATAGACGTTCTTTATCTTTAAAGGTTCGACTCCCGATTACTGCTACTTTCATTTACTATTTGATTAATTTTTCTTTCAATTTGTTCGGTATCAATAAACCAAGGTTTGCAATAAAAACGAGCCGAGCCGTTTTTCATTTTGATTTGGCTATATTGAAAATTGGGCACTTTAGACAGCTCTTCAAAAACTTGGTCTAAGTATGCACAAACGGCAGAATTATCAATAATCATACCGTAAAATCTTGGCTCTAAATACTGAGCCCATTTTTCATTAAATTGTTCTATACTCATCTCTATATATATTTACTTGAGAAATCCGATTTTTCTTTCTTCATGTACGGAATGAAATAGGATATCTTGACCTTTTTTGTGGGAGTAAAATTCAGCCAAAGTGGCGGGGTAGTCTATTTCGGGTAGCGGCATATCCAAGGCTTCTGCAAGTTTTAGGGCTTGTTCTTTATTCGCTCGCCCAAATTCTTTGCGAGCAATTAAACGTTGGGGGCGTAATAGGGCACTATCTATTTTCGACAAACTAGTATTAAATGTAGCTATAACCATTAAGCCTAACATATCATTTAGAATCCCATCGGTCATATTCAATAGGTTACTAATACCCGTACTGCGACCATCTGACCCGTTCCTCGTTTCTAATAAAGGCTCAGCATCCTCAATTAATAAAATACAATCTCGGTCTTCTTCCCAAACCCACTCACTAATAAACTCAATCATAGTGGGGTCGGTGAGTTGGTCGGAAAACCCTGGTGGAACGTATAAAATACTCTTGTTCGTTTTGGTTAATTGGTCTAACAGCATTCGAATATATTGGGTTTTGCCCGTACCTGGCTCCCCGTGGAATAAAATCAGACCTTTGTTTTCGGTGCGGATTCGCCCCAACATTTTATCGTGAAATGCCGCAAACCCCTCCCCGTAGTGTTCATCTACATGAATAAATTGAGGTATTTTTCCCGCCAACGAAAAGGATTTGACATAAAAACTGTTCCCATCATGGGAGATGATACCAATCATAGATTCTTTGGAGGGGATATCATGCAGTTCTTTCATAACACCAATTAAGTGATTGATGTAATCATGCAATTCTAAACGCAACTGAACGGGGTGGTACATATCCCAAGTGGTGATGATGGGATGTTTTAATTGTTGATTCTGTGAACCCAAGTCTAGGTAATTGGTTTCAAACCCCATATCAATCGGTATGTTGTTTTTAACATACAAATTATTAATTGATAGCAACATCAGTAATTTCTTTTCTGGATGCGACCAAATCTCCACTGTGGAGTCCGTGACTACACTCTCCAAGTCAAAGTATAAATTATTAGCAACCCTTCGACAAGTCCACCCATCTTGAGTTAAGATGACTTTGAATTTATTAGCATCAATTCGACACCCCGAAGCACTATGTGGTTCGATATCTAAAGTCCCAATTTCACTTAAACAAATAATTTTTTCCTCGGGGGTGGATAATATTCGACTACGACCCCCCGTAGATAATTGTGCCGCAATGGGATTTTGGAAATAGGAATCAAAATTATTCACATCCTTGTTTTGCATTTCGTGTAATTTAGAAGGTAAGTATAAGTATTGGGGTATTATTTTTTTGCCCCGAATTGTAAATAGTCCAAAACCGCCTTTTCTTTGGCTTTAGATTCACACATAATCCAAGAATCAGTCCCGAAACCATCGATAGGTTCGTAAATATAGCGAGCGTGAGCCACAGCTTTCGCCCCACCATCTTCGTGATTTTTCATAGAGGACGACCAATGAATCACCATGTGCCCAACTGGCCAGGTGGACTCTGCCAATTTTGCCGCCGCTTCGGCGGTCAACCCACCCGTACAAAAACCATGGTGGAAGATATCAAAGGTAATAGGTGTGCCTATTTTTTTGTAAACTAGTTCGTATAAATCTTGGACGGAATACATATTCGCTTTATCGTCATTTTCCACCACTAAACGCTTTCGACAATTCTCGGATAACCGATGCACGGATTGACACCACCTTTCAGCGGTGGCTATTTTATCCTCATATACCCCACCGATATGGATATTGATAGGATTCCAATAACTCGGTTCTAAACCCATCTCATCGAAAATGCGGCTATGTTGTTCTAAATCATGAATGGATTTTTCCACCACCGATTCTTTAGGTGAACCCAAGACCGTAAAATGACTTGGGTGAAACTCTAACCGCTGCTGATGTTTGGTGACAAAATCCCCAATTCGAGATAACACCCTTTGGATTTCCGCCCAATCAAGCAACTCCTCGAACTGATACTCTGACATCCAAGGAAACAAATTAGAGGTGATGCGATAATACTTCAACCCTACTTGCTCATTCCAATGGATGATTTTTTCCAAATCTAAAACGTTCTCTAGAGCCAACTTGCTGATGTGGGCAATGCCTTTAGATTCAAAAGTTCTTTTAATGGCATTTCGGTTAGTCATGACCCCCGCCTCTTGTAGAGTGGTGTTAATGCAAGCATATCCGATTCTTTGGAATAATTTAGTCATTTAATTTTATTTTTATATGCCAATCGGCATCAATAGTTTTCAGAATGGACATCACATTTAAAATTCTTGCGTGTAAAACGGTGTCCGTGGTGACCACCTCATCCAAACAAACTAAGGCAGAGCGAATATGACCAAGATTGAGGGTCTCTTGAAAATCAAGATGATTTTTATTTTTTTGATGCGCAAAGGAGCTTTCCTCGAAAGGAATTTTTTCAATAGACACAGATGGTTTCGGGTCTTCACGAATCAATTCTATATTTTGAATTGCCTCTTTTAGGCGAGACACACTTTCCTTATACGAATCGTTTTCTTTTTTCGTTTTCATTTTTTGTAATATTTTAATATTGGTGATTTGTGCACATCAATCTTTGTAAAAATGAACCGTTAAGCCCGTTTCCTTAGTGCAGTTATAATATCGATATTCATTGACTAATACCTCAAAACTCGGGGTGGTGTATAATTTATTAGCCAGGACTTCTTTGTTCGTTTTTAGGGCTTGATGCCATACCCCATTAGGGCGCATTTTGCTTGGGTTTAGATAAATGTCTTCACCGTTTTCGAACATTTTTCGAGCTTGAACTTTTGTAATTTTTAGCATTGTGGTTGATATTTATTATTTGATAATATTCATCCCCACAAAGATAGCCTTTTTTTTCTATCCCCCAAATTTTTTAGGGGTTTTCTTTGATTACTTTAACTAATAAATCGGTAGTACCCTTTATTATTCTATGATACACCCCTTTCGGGATAAAGATAGTGGTTGTAAAGGGGGTGGGTAGTTCATTATCTAATTGGATGCACCAATCGTTTGCACACAAGGGGGTGACCCATCGATTCTCTAAGTCGAAGTGCCATTGGAGTTCCGTTTCTAATACCTCAGTAGTAAATAGGCGAGTAGAAACCCGAAGTGATTGGTGATTTTCTATAAAGGGCTTATCGTTTACTTTGCGCTTTCCACTCTTCATATAACATTACGTGATTGGATTCGATTACGGGATTAGTGTTAACGTTTCCCGCATTGCTATCCGAATGTAAATCAATTTTAGTGACCGTTGTGGGGTCGACCAAGACATCATCGCCCCTTTGGTCTAAAACTTTGTAGGCAGAGATTTCCCCATTAGTTTGTTGGATTTGTAAAACTTTTCCGATAACACGCTTTCCCGATTTTTTCAGATTACTCAAAATCTCCCCTCTAATAGTATCCCCTATTTTAATAGCGAGTATTTCTTTCGAACCGTCTTTCGGGTTGGGTTTTTCCTCAAAGCGTCCGTCCACGGGAATAATCGCCACCTTAAAGGCGGGGTTGTCCGTAACGAGTGGGATGAAAGGGGAATTATTCCCCGAGGTTAAATTTCTACTTCCGTAATCTAAAGGCATTTTATAGTTGGTTTTTTATTATCGGCTTGCTAAATAAGTGGTTATCATAGTCAAATATTTATCTTTTCGGTCTTGAGTGAAAATCACATCTATGGCTGTGCTTTCTAATACTATTTTAACTGTTCTGATATCCCCATTCCTTGCCAACAATTCAATATCTTTGAATTTTTGAGCAACTGTAATACTGTCGGTACTCGAGACATTTGCAATTCGATTATCTATTAGGAACTCCCTAATCAATGAATCCCCAAAATTTAAATCTGAATTTAACCTTTCCTCTAATGAGGCGAGTGGTACTTGTTCGTCGGATACTTGAACTATACAATCCGAGCCTAAATTAGCCAAAACCCAAGTTTCACAGTCGGTCAAACTATCAAAATTAGAATAGTATACAATATTATCTTTTGAGATTTTGAAAGTCATTTATTCTTTATTTTTTTATTGTATGATATGAATAATTAATGGTATCCGACCATCATTACCCACATATCGAACAGATGTGACAGGCCAGGTAGCGGGCATAGTGGCATTATATGCTAAAGCACCTCGCCAAGTTACAAAAAAGTTATCTGTGAAACTTAATGTTGATTCCACTCCTATAAATTCTACTGATTGACCATAACTTGGTGCGGTAGATGCCACCTTTACCGTGGGTGTGCCGCTTAAGTGATAGCCTATAACGTATAAGCCCTTGGGGATTAAAACTGGGGATGGGTGTGTATATGTATACAATCCCGCAAGTGATGTGTCAAATTCACTTGTTTGCCAAAGTAGGTTCGTTGGGTTACCCGAAATAACATCGTATAGCCCAATAACTAATTTTTTTCCAGCGTCGGGTACTTTAACCCAAAGCCGAGTCCCAGTGATGGTAACATCTTCTTTAACCTCAAGTGGTGTACCCTCAAACATATTGGCAAACATAGCCAATTCAGCCCAAACTTTACTCCCACCCATAAATAACTGTGCCGACCCCGAAGCATATTGATAATACGATGTGCCAGCCGCACCCGTAGCCCCATCCAATCCGTTTGCCACAAATGAAATGGTATATTCGGTTGCGCCACCGATACTGAACGAAAAACTAGCACCACCAACATGGGACACCAATATATCAACATACCCTACATTAACAGTCACCGAAGAGGGTGCTATTGTATAAACGGCGGTATTAATACTGTTTGTGGTTTCTGATATTTGTAAAATAACTGAGGTGTTTAGGGTATTGCTGTAATAATCCAACAAACTTAGCCAATTCGACAAATCAATCGACTGATAATTCAAATCATTAATACTTATATTGGTGACTAGAGTTGGGTCGCTATTATCAACACAGAAAAGTTTAGTCCCTGGATTAGTAGGTGCTGTTGCTAATTCGTTGAAATACCATTTTGATGAGTTTGCCCCGTCAACACCCGTTGTGCCCGTAGCACCCGTTGCGCCCGTAGCACCCGTTGCTCCCGTAACTCCGCCACTCACAGCTCCATTCGAGGATACTTGTACTATCATACCCGTACTCAGCGATGAGCCTAAATCACTACTATAATGGTTCTTCACCACTCGGTTAATAGATTGAACTTGGGGGTCGATTATAGTCGAGCCACTCATATATGTGGCATCTGATACATACTCTTGTATTTGTGAGATATATTTAGAGACCAAACTCCTTGGGGTTTGGTTTTCGGATTCACTTGCAGTCCATAGGTCGTTCACCGACCAAGGTCTTAAAATATTAGGTGAGGATAACGCCGTGTAATTACTCGGGACATAAACCAAACCTAAGAGTATGTGGTCTTCGGGTAATACTGGCCAGGGAGATGTGGCATCATACAAGATATGGTCAACCACATCCCCAATCTGAAAGATGCTTTCAGTTTTGGTCAGAGTGGCAGAGTTACTGAGAGTAACCGAACCTATAGTCGCAACGTTAGTCGCTATAGTTCCCTCGGGTATCCCTTGTCCAATAATTATATCATTCAATAAGGGTTGGGGGTATACATTGGTCATAACATTATTACCCGCCGAAATATCCCCCTTGATAGCACAAACATTGCTTGTATATATGGGAAGGGCGTATGTAGAATTTGTACTTGCCGCAATAGGGGCGACACTGATATCTATACTTACAATAAAACCTCCCGATGTGGTGACATTAGTTACGGTCACCGCCCCCGTGATATTAACCCCAATAATATTATCACCCACGGAAATAGCGGAGGCAGATAAGGAACTGTTGATAGTTATGGTCGTACCCGAACCCGAGTAATCACCCACAAAAGTTAACGCACGCCCTTGGTTATACAATGAGCCACCAATGGCGGTCAAGCCTGCGGCATATTCGGTGCTATCCACCCCAAAAGACCCCACAACCCCTACGGGGGCGGGGTTAGGGTAACCGCTCTTCAAGGCAATAATATCAATTCGAGCTTTAGTTAGGTTAGGATTAGGTTGGATTTGAATATCCCCACTAGCTGTCCCACTCACGGGTTCGTGGTAATAATTCTTACCATAAATACGACCCACCCCACTTTCCACACTTACCCATAAAGAGCCGCCACCGAAAGCCCCCACTACTGAGGGTTCAACTGCACGCAATCCCGAAACGATACCATTAGGTTTGTTTAATTCGATAATCTCACCACCGTCTTGGGTGTATAGATTTCCTTTCGTGAAGTCTATAATCTCTTCTCCTCGATAGATAGTTCGAGCATCAAAATCAGTGGGGTTATCAATGTGATTTGCCCCAGGTGTTACCCTTTTGGGACGACCCCAAGTGAAATTGGTGGAATTGAAATATTTAGATATCCTTCGAACAAAGGAAGTGATAAGGTTAGTAGTTGCTGCCACTTATAGTTTTTTGCTATTTTTTTATTTCTCTTTAATACAAAGGTGTACCATTCATACTCGCCGTACCTAATAGATACCCCGTCAAACCACCCGTGCTGATTATTTCCATTACACTGATATTATAAATAGCCGAGGCGACAAAAGTACTCGGGGCGATTTCAAAATACTGCCCATCGACCGTAATGCCCGTGAAATTACCAGTCCCGCCCGTGGACACCAAAATAGCATCGGGTACTCTATCCCAACCACTTGGAACATTTTTATTAAAAATAACCACGGTACAATCCCCCGTTAAATTAGCACTAAAAGCCGAACCATCCATTTTTTGGAGGGTGATAGAACTAGCACCCGTAGCGGTTACTCGGTAACTACCCACATCCGAACCATCTGGGGTTTGACGAATGGTCACAAACCAATCAGTCGCAACCCAAGGGGCGGTGGTCATAGTGGTAATATAGTCCGTTCTGATATTAGTTATCACATTAGATGCAGCCGTAATGGTCGCTTTTTGACCTAATAGGGGGTTACCTGCGGGTCGATAGGAGCGGTTATTAGCTATAGGGTAGGTTCTTGTGTATGACATATTTTTTTCTTTTTTTATGAACCAATTATAATATTAATTGGCAAGTCGTAATTGTGCGGGTTCTTGAGAACTAATGTTTGGATGTAATTAAAATCCGTATCCGAGATATCTTGACCCGTTGTTTGAATATACAAATCCCCCATTTTATGCCATTGGATTTGATTCGGGGCATAGACGTGGGTTAGTTTTTGGTTTGCGGTAAGTAAATCCCCAATAGGAACATCCACCGTGAACTCAAAGCCACTGATTTCTGTTATAATCCCCCTATTGTTAGGATTGGTGCTATTTTTTATTTGTACCAAATCACCTACTTTGAAATGATAACCTATATGGTCGGTACTAGTATTGAGCCACTGCCAATTAGTTAATGAACCATTTGGTTGAATTAGAATAGGGCTATTTGGGTTATTGATTTTATCATAATTATCGATAAAGGCATACTCAATCCATTTAAGATTGGATTTGAGCTCCCCCGATGGGTCTAAACAGTTACAGCCCGTTTGGACGTTAGATTTATAAAAATCGGGATAGAAAAAAAGTATCTTAACCCTCGGGTCGTTGTATTTTTGATAGGCTCTACTCAAGTCGCCAGGGGTTTGGAAAGGAAAGGGAAAATATCCACCCAAGCCCGTCATGTCCAAACTCATCAAGTGCCGATACTTTACCCCCTTAGTTTTTGCGGTAATGGTGACCACACCTTTAGGGGTATCAAACGAAGCAAAAGCTATCGTTACCGTATCCTTTATGGTTGTCGAGTTATTATAGGCGGATTGAAACGCATCCTCAAAATTAGGGTTCGTATTATCAATGGTAAAACTAATCGTTTCTACTAAATTTAAATTACTATCCGACAAAGAATAGCTGTGCTCTGTGCCTAATATAAGATTTGCCGTATCGATTCCAAAAGTATACGTTTCGGCTAACTCACCAACCAAACCTATGGAGGACACATCAATCTTTTTTGTTTGCCCCGCCTTTAAGGTTATCATTCGCTCCTCGTAGTTAGCGATGGGCACAAACATATTGGTCATGTCCACATCGGCTAAAGTATTAATTCCCTTAACCACACCAAACTTTCTACACTCAGTCATTCGGAATGACAAAATGCTATAATCGGGCGGACATTTTATAGGTGGTTTGATTGACATTTAAGAAAAATTATTTTTAATTGACACCAGGTCGTATCTGTGGGTGCATGGTTTGTGATGATTGTACTGTTTCTTCTATGGAATCTTGTTCCGTTTCGTGTTCAGTAACTTGTATCACCTCTTTAGGTTCGCTTTCAGTAACCTCGTTTTGTGTAATTTTCATATCTTGGGTATCCACGCCGCTGTAAGTTTTATCCAAACCAAGTTCACTTACATATTGACGGATGTATTCTTTATAATCCTCCTCAGAAATTTCCGACTCCTCTTCCTCATCTATAAATATTTCATTAAAGGGTGGTTGGTCATCAACTACCTTGTTTGGTGTTAATTTCGGTTCGGTGAGTGTGTCCACTTTTGGGGTCGGTTCGATATTTTTACTTGGTTTGATATAATCCACCAAAGATTTAATGAACCCTAAAGCAACAATTGGTAATATAGCCCCACTAATAATAGCCAAGATTCTTTTTTGGGTGATTGGTTCTTCCTCCACCAACCCAAACAACTCAACCCAAGCTTGATATTTATCTAAATGAACATACGCATAGTAGGCATTACCCATCATCTGCATTAAAGTTAAAATAATGAATAAGACCCATATAAGAGTCTTATTCATTTTATCTAAAGCGATTAAAGATGCGAGCGATGCGGCTGCCCCAATTTCGAAAGCAATCGCTAAAGAAATTGCCAACCAATCTGGGTTACTCAACCTAAAAAAATCAATCACGTGTATTGTGGATATAATACTCACAATAATATACAAGGACACAAAAGTTCCAATGATAGAATATTGAATTACTCTTTCTTTTTTCATTGTTCTAATTTCTGAAGTTCTTTGTCGATTTCAATTTGACGAGTCAAATCATAAATTTTTCTATCGGTAGATTGTATCATTCGCCTTTCTGCTTTCAACCCCTCAATAGTCAAAGCCTTGAAGATTTCTTTTTTAGATATCTGTGTGGCTTGAAGGCTATCTACCTTTTTGGATAGTTTACTCACAGAAGCTCTAATGCTTCTATTTTCACAACCTCGCAAAAAGGTCAAGAGGATAAATAACACCAAGGCTATGCTTAACACCTTTTCTCGAATATTTAAACTTTTCATACGCAATTAAATTTCTTTTGCTAATTCTTTTTCTATTTCACCCAAAATGCTGTCTTCGTTTTCGATTTCAGCACCGCTATCTATTGCCGCCTCTAATGTGCCTCGGTCACGTTGCAATTGGTCTAATTCCATACGGTCTTCCTTGGCTCGTCCTAAAGCATTAGATACGGGAAGTACCATATTGTCAATGTAAAAAGCAGCGGCATCCAAACCCTTTTTTTCCACTTTAGAAAGGAAATAATAAATTGCCTCTAAAGCGGTACTGTCGATAAGTAAATGCTTTACTTTGTTAGCTGTGTAATTATCGACTGCGGTTTGTACTTGCTTAACTGCCTCTACAATACCTTTAGCCTCCGTAAATTTCCACAAGGCTTCTGTTTTCAAAAAGTCTAAAAGAGCCGCTCCCGTAACAGAACCCCCCTCCACGATATACTTTTTGGTTTCCAAAGATTTGGTTAAACGGTCAATTTTTTCTGTGAGTTTGTCTACCATTTTTTGTCTTTGGTTGTTTTTTTCCAATAAACGTGATTGGGTAGTACTCTTCTCAATAGTCATGGTGGTTGATTTTTCTTTTGTTTTCATATTAAATTGATTTAGTTAAAATATATATCTTTTTTGAAATGGGTTGTTTAGAAAAAATAAAAAAGGGCGAAAACTACACTAAATGTGCATAAAAACAGAAACCAAAAAATTCGCCCAAAGGTTAATATTTCATACATGGGTATGTATGCTATTAAATAACTGTCACTTTCGGGAATCTCATCCCAAGCAAAGCTAACATACGGACCGATACCCAAGGAATTGAGGTAGATATTTATCGGTCGTATCCTCTCCGTGTACTTTAATTTTAACACCTCTTTCGAGTCACCAGAATCCGAGGGTAGTTCGGGGTTCAAGACCGTATAAATTCGCCCAACCCAATCCATCCTTAAGTTGTACCGACTCCAATCGACTGTTTTTTCGTGCTTTTTTCTGAGATTGCGCAAAAAATTCCAAAGTCGAATATCCCTATAAATTTTCCCTATCATAATTTAGTTATTTGGTGTGGCACAAATCGGCATAATTTTTTATTAAGTGATTTTTGATGATTTGTCGACCTTTTCGTATCCTAGTTTTAGTCGTCATTAAATTCCACCCTAATTCCTCCGCCACTTCTTTTTCTTTCTTCCCCTCCATTTCTCGCTTCCATAAAGCCAAATGGTAGGTCTTGGGTAATTTTTCTATTGTGGATACTGCCGCCTCGTATAAAATATCTATTTTGTTGTAATCACTCGGGTCGACTATTTCACAAGTTTCGATAAATTTTTCCATTCCCGAACTCGATTCGGATAATGCATCATAAGAAACCTCTATATTACCTCTTCTTCCCCGAATTATTTGTAAGGCTTCGTTTCTTGCAATCCCATATATCCAAGTACTAAACTGATAGTAGGGGTCGTATTGTTCTATTTTTGACCAAGCCTTAGCAAAAGTAAGGGAGATGGCATCTTCTACATCATCTGCATTCGGGAGATACTTGTGTAGGTAGACAAAAACACCAGGTCGGATTCGGTCGTAAAGTTTTGTAAAGTCTCGTTCAGTTCTTGTAGAGCAAAAGGTAGAGGCTAAGGATTGGAGAGATACTTGAGCGGTTTTTTTAGACATACTTTTTTCGTTTTTTTTAATGTGAAAGAGCAAAGGTAATGTTATAAAAATATTATTCCCTATTTTTTTATTTTTTTATTGCATTATTTTCACAAAGGTTACATCGGAAAAAATAGATTGCCGAATTTCGACAATCTATCCGTTCCATAAAATAAGAAAAGTGTTTATTCTGCCAAGGTAGTTTCCATAGCGTTATCTGTTGGATTAGAGGTTTCCAATTCCGTTACGATATTTGGTAACCCTCGGAAGAAATCAGATACTTCATTATAGGAAAACTCTCCTAAAAACTGAACGATTTGATTTAATTCATCCTCCGCATAAATAAACCCATCTCGGTTTATCAAGTTCATGAAAGGGAAAACAGAGGAGAATTTTTTAGTTTGCAGAATAGTGGTCACCATATTTTTAAAATCGGGACTGACTTGATACAATTTTGGTTGCATGACAATTGTTTTTGAAAAGTGAAAATTAATTATTGGTATCCTTATTTCTAGCCGCCATAGCAGAGAACACGGCTAAATGTAACAAAAGAGTTATATAAATAATGAGGGTCTCGATAAACGTAAAGGGGACTTTATCCATCTTGGTGAGGATAACGTGTTGTGATGCCCAAAAAGAACCCATAAGGATAATGACGGAAAAAAATCCAAGCAATTGAACCAATCCGATGGATAGGGATAGGGATTTATTTACCTCTTCTTTCATTTTTTTATTTTTTAATGGTGAATAAACTAATTTAGATTTTATATTCCAATAAGGGCGGAAAGTTTTATTTTTGTGTTTTTATTTTAGGCTCAAAATAGGATTTTTGTTTTCGGAAGGCTTGGCTGACTAAAGCAAACCCCGTATCCCCCGTAGCAGGTTGGACTAAATATTTCGGAGGCACATAATTAACGGTATCCGCTAACCCACCTTCGAATTCTTTAAACTTTAGGGTTTTTTTCTGTTTGCTCATCTTTCTTTGGTTTTTTTTCCACGGGTAATTCCACTTCAATTTCCTTATCGCCCTCATCCTCGTTAGGGACTCTCCCCTCTTTCCGAGTTTTCTTGGCTATTTCTATGGCTTGTTTTAGTTTCCCCCTTTTTTCTTCTAATTCTATTTTTTCCATATCATTTCTCGTTAGTTGGATATCAATGTCCAATAACTGAGCCTCTAATTTATGAGAATCTTTCATCAGTTTTCTCCTTTGGGCTTGCAAATCGTCTAATTTGGCAATCAATTTTGCCAATTCTTCTGAAGTGTCGGCATTTATTTGCGCATCAACCTCTTCGGGTATCATCGCATCTTGGTGTCGATTTTGTTTCCACTGTTCAAATTTTATCATTTGTGGCATATTATGTGTTTTTCTTTTTACTATATATATTCTCTAATTTAAAAGCTGTTTTTCATTTTTAGTACCGTCATTTGCTCTACAGTAATACTCGAAAACCCTTGTTGGATAGCGGATATAATAGCTTCAGTATCCACTTGGGCGGGCTGTTGGTTTTGAGCTGTAGCTGCGGTTTCGCCTGGTTTTGACATGGATGCCGCTTGGTTTTTCTTGTCCGTTTCTGAGTACTGTTGTGGTGATTTATCCCCAACCTTCTCACTAGAACCACCTCCAAATGCGGCACTAACCGAGTCATTGATAAAGCTAATAATACCCCCACTCTTTCCAATATCCACTTTAGATATTTGAACCATGGAATCTGTCCAATCTTTGAATGCCTTAATACTTATTGGGTCCATGACCTTAAAGTTGGTGGCGAAGACCCCCATGTGTTTTGCCATATCCCCAAAGGATTTGACAAATCGCTCAAATGGAGTAGCTATGTTAGATAATCTTTCCGTAATCGATACAAAATTATCATACTTTAGAACAAGCATTGGACTTAAATTCATATCGAGATTTTTAAATTGTGAGGACAAATCTTTAGTATTGGTAATATAACGTTCAAATTGCGTATTAAACATCAACATTTGCATTGTTTTTTCAATCTGTAAGGGTTCAAATAATTTTTCGAAGAAATATTTAAAATTACCCATCACAACCGCAAGATTTTTACCATCGGAAAAAATCTTCCGAATTCCGTCATACACCCTACCAAAAGAGTTGGTCATATTTGTTACTTTTATTAAAGTATCGGTAAACCCTCCAAATAACCCACCACTGCCTGTTTGTACCTCAAAGTCCATAACCGCACGAGCACCCGCAGATAGGACTAAACCAATATTTTCTACCGCAGTCTTGATTATCGACTCATCAACTTTTATAATTCCTTTAGGGACTAATTCATTCTTGCCATTAACTTTTTGAACATCCCATTCGATAAATTGCATACTTGCAAATTTAAGCACGCCATCAGCGACGGAAGCTATGGATTTGCCCATATTCCCAATCGCCTCAATTCCCTTTTCGATGGGGTTTTTACTCAAACCCAACATAGCTAAAGGTCCTCCAGCGATGTTTCCACCCGCCATCATTGCTCCGAATGCCGCTACGGGTATCATCATCGCCGACATTACCTTTGCTATATTAGCAATAGCGGTATTGATTTCATCGGGGGTTAATTTCTTTTTGGCTGTGGGTAGTAACTCATTCATTCCCGTTTTCGGGTTGAACACCAACCCATATTCCCAATAAGACATAGTTGCCCAATCTCGAACCCCCGTAGCCAAGGACACGATACTTTTACCTAAAGAGGATAGACCGTCTAAACCCTTTTCGATGGGGTTCTTGGTTAGACCCAACATAGCTAAAGGTCCTCCAGCGATGTTTCCACCCGCCATCATTACTCCAAACGCAGACACGGGAACAACCATGGCGGTGATGGTGGTTGCGATGTTTTTCACCGCCTCTTCAATTTCCGCTGGGGTGATTTTTCTTTTCTTAACGGGTCTAAGTTCATTCATCCCCGATTTAGGGTTAAATACTAAGTCGTATTCCCAATAAGACATAGATGCCCAATCTTGCACCCCCGAAGCGAGGGAGACTAAACCCGTACCCAAAGAACCCAACGCCCTAATACCCTTTTCTATGCTGTTGCCCCCAATTCCAAAAAAGTCTGAGGATGCTGATGCACCTGCAATTACATCTCCGAATTTAGCTAGGGGTTGAGCTAATACGCTGATTACATATCCAGCGTTATCTGCTGCCATTTTGACATCGGCAGGTGTGAGTTTTACTTTACGCTTTGGTTCTAATCGCTTAGTAGTCTCATCCCACTCATATTCGGTAAAGGTCATATTTGCCATGGCTTGGATACCCGCAGCGAGCGAGGCGAGTGTTCCCCCCACATCCCTCATACCAAAAATACCCAACATGGTCTTAAACCACTTATCACCCTCAGCCACGGATGCAAATGCATTGGCTATGCCCGTCAAGGCAAACTGTAAGTTTAGACTATCTGCCATATTCCACTTAGTTGATTTGAATATGGAGAGGGCTATAGAAAGGGGTAGCATAGCGGCGGCGGCGACCACAAAGGCAGCAGATGTCATTAAAAGAAAACCAGCAAGTGATGGAATCCAAACAGCTGCGGTTAAACCAATATCGCTCAATTTTTCATAGCCAAACATACCTAATATGATACTGTGGAAAGCATTCTTTAACCCCTCACCATTCTCCTTGTTCCATTTTGCTCTAGAGAATATAAGCAATCCCGTTGATACTGGTATTAGTGCCACACCCGCCACAGCCATAGCCGCAGAGCCTAATATGACAAATGGCGCAATAGCACCCACGATGGCAAGCGACCCACCCAAAGTAACAAGTGTCGCCCCCATCATCAAAACCTTTTCCATTGTGTCGAATTTACTAACTGCCATAGCAAAAATAGCAAACCCCGTACTGAATATTAAAAATGCCGAACCTAATACAACTAAAACACCCGCACCAGCATAGGCAAACCCCACAATGGGTGGAATACCTAAGACCGTTCCAATCAGAGCCATAACCCCAATAACCGCTCCAAGCATTCCGAGACTTGCCCAAGTTAATTTAGGGGCGGCTAATTGAGCATAAATTGCTAATCCAGTAGCAAAAACTATCAGTGCCCCACCCAAAACAATTAAAGACCCAGCACCAGCTTTAACCCAACCATCAATCGGGGGCATCCCCAAAATCGTCCCCACAAGACCCATAACCCCAATGGCTGCCCCTAACATACCGAGACCCTCCCAAGTCAGTTTTGGTTGCACCAATAATGTGTACGCCAAAAGAGCGGCGACAAAAATACCTAACGAAAGGGATACGTGTCTTAAATTAGACGAGCCTTGTAAAACTTTATCTGAACCATATACTTTATCCACCACGATACCCACAGCGGTTAAACCTATGGCGATTGCCACTGACCCAATAATAAATTCTTTCGCAAAATATCCAACACCAATAGCGGTTAATGAAAAAATGAAAACCGCCTTGCTTAATTTGAGTACGTCGGCGAGCGGTCCAGATGAATCACCCCCCGTAACGGAGTCTTTCACATCAAATTGTCCCTTTGTACTGAGTGGCTTATCTCCCGTTCTAAGCATTTTTGATAAACCGACTAAGACCAAACCGAAAGCCGCAATTGCTAATAACATTACGAGTGCCCCTAAGACAAACCTTTCTTTGACAAAGGAAATTAAAACAAAGGTTACGGCAAACAAAGCCACACCCATACCCAATTTGGCTAAATCACCTAAAGGTCCTTTATCCGTAGGATTAACACCCCCACCCGCAATAACAGAAACTATTCTTAAAACAACGGCAATCCCCATTATAACTAAGGCAAACACCAAGAACCCCGTGGCGATTATAGGTGCTGTGAGGGTTAAGAGAATCAAGGTAAGTGTGAATAACGCTATCCCTCGTGCTAATTTAGCTAACGCCCCAAGGGGGCTTTCATCTAAAGGGTCGAATCCTTTTTTACCCGCAATCATATCTACCACCCTTAATGTGAGGGCAATACCCATGACCACCATAGCAAACACTAAGAAACCTGCGGCAACTAACGGGGCAACAAAGGTCAACCCCACCATTACCAACATAAATATGGCAATGCCCCTACCCACCCCCATTAGTGCGGCAATTCCCTTCATGGTTTCTTTATCTACTTTACTAGCGAAGGCCAGTATTTTTGTTAAGGTGACTATCATAACACCGAACCCCATAACTCCAATCATTGCTATGGGTGTGACTACTGCGGCAATAGCCATCTGAAAAACGAACGTAGCCGTGCCCTTCATCAAGACCTCCACTAACTTTGTAAATTCTTTGGTCTTCTCCGCATCAATTTTTTTAATTGCCTCCTCAATTCCCTCAGCAAAATTTACTACGAACTTCGCTAACTGTGCTCCTTTTTTGGGGTCGGGGAGTTTAGCCGTAGATAGGACATTGACCAACTCTGCCATGGATGTGGATAAGGATGCTATTTTTTCAATATCTTCCGCACCTTTAGATTTGACATCTTTCGTTTTACCCTCTTTTCCATCACCACCTTTGTCCTTTTTCTCTAAGATTTTTTCCATTCTTAGATTGACATTTAGGAGTTGGTCGAGTTTTTGTACTACCCTATCAGTATTTGACATTTTATATGAGATGGTATTTTTATGTATATATCAAAAAAGGGCTTCCTAAGAAGCCCCCTTTGATTACATTTTGAAAGAACCCATTTTGGGCATAGACGGCATGGTGGGAGTTGAATTTTTCATCATCTGATTGGCGTTCCGTTGCATAGAGCCCATATCATAACCATTCATGGATGATGTTTGGTTTTCCTCTTCTTTTTTACGTTGTTTTTGTTCCTTTTCTGACCAATCCTTCAAATGCTCCATCAGAATCTCGGCACGATAGAACTCCATTCGGTCAAGCTCGCTTGGCTGAAGGCGTAAAAGTTTTAAAAGAAGAAACTCAACCTCAAACCAATTCTCCAAAGATATCTGAAATAAGGAAAATAGATTTGACTCCTCCTTGAAAGTTAAGTGGGGCGGTGACCTCCGCACCGCTTGGTGTTACGTACTTTACTTGTGGGTTTACCGAAGCCGATAAGATTTCTACTAATTTATCTAATGCCGAAATACGGGTAACCGACCAACCATAAGAATCTTGAACTGCTTTATCGTATGTGGCTTGAGTTAACGACCGCCAGTCATTAAACAAGAATGGTGCATATTTGATAAAGGCTTTATCAAAGTTTTGACCTTGTTGTTGTTTGGTTTTGATGTAGTTTTTAATAAAAGCCATTACACCTAAACCTGGGAAGTACATATTAAATTTTTCCCCGTTTTTCATTTCGAGTTTGAAACAGCGTTCTTCGTGACTAAAATACTTCATCATCCTTTCATCGGGATTAAAGTAATCAATCACATCTTTGGTCACCTCTACTTTATCAGTAACACCATCGGTATCAGTTGCATTGACATAAAGTTTATTCTCCCCATTTTTGAAAGTAAAATCTCTGATAGCAAAAATTAAATAAAAGCGGTCGATTTCTTTTATGTCTTTGAAGGATGCCGCACGACCTGGGATTTTAATTTTACAGCATTTTTCGATAATAAAATTAAGCATATCATCTACGCCTATCAAGTCATTTTCATCAATAGTTGACCAATGACGTATCTCAGCGACAGTTGCCGCACGGATAGCCACTTGTGTCCCCGAATCATAAAACATACCTTGTGACGGTAAATAATCAATCGGGATGTTTTTCCACCCAAGCTCAGCCGCTAGAGGGTCATCCACTTCATGAACTTTAAATTTTTCCGCAGTCCCTAATGTAGTAATTTTAGCTGCTTCTGGCTGCTTGTTTTGATTGTTTTCTCTCTCTACAAGTAATTGTGCCTCCTTTTCGATTTTTTCTTTTAGGCTTTCGGAGTCCAAATTTTGTTCGTTTTGCATATTTATAATTTAAAGGTTAAAAAAATATTCTTCTTAGTATATATATCTTAGGTTGAAAAATAAACCCACCCCAACCATAAAAAACCATCTTTCGATAGCTTTTATGATAAAAGTCCAAATGTTTTAGGTTTATTTATGATTTTTAAGTTTGGGATGTGTCTACCTTACCATTGCTTAGCTTATAGGTAGTCTTTTTTTGTAGCTGTGTATACTTTAGGTTAGGCGAGTTATATCGATACCAACCCACTCATCAAAGGAGCTCATTGTTATTTGTACCTTACCCCCATATTGATTTTGGAGAACCCCATACACATCTCGAATTTTTTTAACTAATTGATTATAGTCTGCGCCATCAGTGACCGAGGGTGATACCCTATCCGCAATCGACACACACCCGTCTTCCATATCATACTCGGCATCATAGCCCCGTCTTTCTAATTGATTTTGGATTTGGCGCAATAGTTTATGGTCATCCTCTACTTGGGATAACAACTCATTGTAAAACATCTCACTCGTGTACCCAGCATCGTCCAATACCCCCATGAACATTTTTTTAAAATTGGTATCCTTGATATCGTTCGATAGGTATCTACTGTTTCCTATATTTCTTTTGATTTCTTGAAGCGCATTTTGTATTCCATCTCGCTCATCAACACTCATGGTTTTGAAAGAATTTATATACCCCTTTTCTATTTCCGCTAAATAGCGAAAAAGAACATCCCTATGGATATTTTGAAATATATCCTCATGTGACGACTCGTATATTTTTTGGCGGTATTCCTCAAATAATGCAATATGTTTCATGTATGGCTGTGTTTTTTATAAGCTCTTTAAAACTTCGTTATTGTGTTGGATTCTTTTTAAATTTTTCAATTTATTTTTTCGATTACCCTCTCTTTTTCGGGTTTTTTTGGTTTTTGCCATTTCACTTTTAACTTTTTTAAAAAAAAGTGGAATCCCGAGGGATTCCACTTCTCATTTCTAGAGGATGGTTTCTTCAAAGTAGTCGCAACGGAAAGTGAAGCCAGTGATACGATAAATGTCATTATTACTGTAATCAGTTTCGATTTTGGGTAGGGGTGAGGTGGGGAAACAAATAGGGTATTTTACTTGACGGAAAATATCACCGTTTTTGTTAAAGAAGTTGATAATCATCGGTCCGCCTACATAATCACGCTTCAAACCCATGCGACCAGTTAAGGGGTCGTAAATCAAATCTGTCCACTGACGAAGTGCTTTATACACATACATTGAGTTGGCATCATCCAAGTTCACCTCGAAGTCAATAGCCACATCGTTTGTAGTGTCATCAACCATACCGCCCGCAAATGAACGTTTGGCGGATTTGTATTTTTGTTCAATAACACCAGGTTGTTTGTTAGTTTCGATACCATCGACCTTTAGTACTTGTTCCATTACTAAAGACCAAGCAGATACCGCTGGTGGGGGCGTTAACTGTATTTCGAATTGAGCGTTGTATATCGGCTCATAGCGATTCATCGCCGCTTTGGAATTCCTATAATGTGGTAAACCTGCCATAATTTGTTTTTATTTTTTTAATATATATCAATTTTAAATAGCGGCGAAACCACCCGAAGCAATCCCACCCGTTTTGAGCACCGTAATACGATTGATAAACTTTTGTAAACCTCTCGCTGGCTCAATTCCTATATCAATAATACCAAAGTTTTGGTCAATGATTTCAGCAGTATTGTTGGTTTCATCCATAATCACCGAGTAAGTATAGATACCCGCCCCGTTTCGTACACCATCCAAGTAAGTCTCTACGATTGTTCTAATTTGAAGACGAGTTGTGGCATCGTTAAACTCAAACAAGTAATTTTGTAGAATATCAATCACCGCATCTTCAATGGTAATCAACAAATCACGGACGTGTAGATTATTAAAGGCAGAGATGGTTCTTTGATAACCCGTTTGGTTAGCGTAAATCATCGGTCCGACATTCTTCACTACGGTAATTGGATTCAAACCAATGGGCTCTAAGAACTCACGGTCACGCAACAAGAAGTCATACTCTAAGCCATTAAACTTGGCATCGGAAATCACACCTCGTCTCGGTCCAGCTACAATCGCATAAGGCTCACCATTGATGAATTTGCGAACAAAGTTGTTGGAAACGTGAGCCGCTGGTGGGATACTCTTATTTTTACCATCCTCACGAAGAATGATATTTGGCGTAAAGACCCCAACAAATTTTGCTCCGTTTTCCTCATCGGGCAAACTCCAAGTAAAGGACGGTCCTAAAGATAAATTACCACCCGTAGAGATATACTCTGTGTTCAAAACGGGTTTAGGATTTCCCGTAGCCGCATCAGGCAACTCCGTAAAACGAGGGTCGGTGCTAGCTTGGAACTCTGCCATAGATGGAGCATTTAAAATTGCCATACACTGCATTCTATTCTTCGCCAAACGACTCAAGTATTGTTTCGACCCCATACCAGGTTCTAATCCTCCGTTAAACGTGTCGATAATATAACGGTATTGGATGATGTCTTTAGATTGTAAAGTCACACCAATGTTAGTTGTTTCAATCACACTTAGGATTTTTTCCAATTGAGCGGGCGTGCCAGGCATATGGAACTCAGTCATTTTGAAACCCGATAAGGCTGTGAATTGGAAACGGTCAACAAATTTCTGTATTGGTGTAAATTTAGTAATATAGTCAATACCGCTGATTGATGTAATGCCAGGTATTTGAATAGCTGTGTACTCAAAATAAGGCACACCCGTAGCTGGGTCGAATTTCTTGACCTTAGAGGTGATTCGAGTTAGCTTAGGGTTGTTAGCATCATTGTTAACTACAAAATCTCCAATCTCCAATGCCGCTGCATTAGTGGAATTCAGTTTGAATTTTTTTCCACCCGCAAACAAACCAGGACTTTCTACTGCAATATTTGAACTAATGTTCTTGGCTGTTGATGAATAAACGGCAAATACCGTTTCCCCAACCACAGCTGGTGTTTGTATAGTAGAATCAATATAAGTATTGTTCAAAGAAGCGTAGGTTGCATCAGCCCTTGTTAATAACTGGGTATCTGTGTATTGACGGACACGAGTTCCATTCAAACCATAAGCCACTTTAGAATAAGTATATCCGCTTTTGCCCCATTGTAAGTCAACATTTAAATAATTGAATTGTGAGATACCGATACCATTTTTTACACGGTCGCCATCCACTACAATACTTCCTTTAATATTGGTACTCAATTTAGCATTTGGATATGCCTCGACATAAGCAAGTTCAGTTACATCCGCATTTTCTATGTTGTAACCCGCTAAAGGACCAGCAGCGTTGTCTAAAACCTCACCTCGGAAGAATGTACCGCCAGGTAAATCCACTCTGATGATACCACCCAACACTAAACCATTCAATGGGTTGTCCCCAATAGAATCCACAATGCGAACTTTTCTGAAATCCGCAATATTACTCGAATCTAAAACAATCGCCTCACCGCCCACTGGGTTCTCCACATAGAACGGTGCGCCCGCTGTGATAAGTGAAGCAGGGAATACCGACTCATCATAAATAAGCACCTCATTCTCTGAACCATTAATTATGGTTTGTCCTAAACCCTCTACGCTATTGATTTGCGCACTTGGATTGAGAATATAACCAAAGGTAGGTGTGAGGGAGAAGCCCGCACTTTGAAGGTTCGGTACTAAGTAACTCGCCGCCGCTGTTGGTTTAAATAAAGTAACTTTAATGCCACTTGGTTGTACATAAGCCAAAAATTCATCCGCTGCGAAACCACTCAAACACCATTTTTCAAAATAAAAGGTGGTGCTTGGTAGGGGAGTTCCCACGATTAGTTCCGTGGTTGCCCCTAAGGAATTAACTGCGGTGATGTAAAAATATTTACTATACCCCGCTGCCTCTACCAAAATAACATCGTTGGGTGTGGGTGTTAAATTAGTAAAATTAGACACCTCAATAGTATTAGCCGCCGTAGGCACTAAGGCTGCTAAGGTCTCCTCGATATAATTGGACTCGGGGGTAGTAGAAAAGCTGTTCTGGTAATTGGTATCCGTGTGGTTCGGGGTAGATAATTGTAATAAAATCTCAGTGCCCGTATCAATCACATTTGCCACTTTCACGAAATCATAAGGGGTTGGTGAACCATTAATACCACTATTGGCAATAGCCGCTCCATAAGTTTCGATTAAGGAGTTGTTATTAAACCCATTCAATAACGCTTCCCATTGTGCGGGAGTGAAAGTCACATCGCTTGGGATAGGTTTAGGTATAGCTAATACATTACAGAATTTACCACTTGTGTTTCCATAAGCTACCGATTTCATATAAGGCATCACCGAACCACTAAGTGGGTCGTATGATTTTAATGTTACCTCATTGGATAGGATAGAGTTTCGACCCGTGTGTGACAGAACGTTTTTAATCGGGGTGTTATAAGAAAGAAAATCAATAGTATCATCTGTTGTATTGATAAGGGTATTACCTACCATATCTACTTTATAAACACTATTTTCATAATCACTTAAAGCATCCTCATTAATGTTTATGAAAAAGCCCGTCACCGCAACGTTAGAATTGATAATGGTATCGATAGATTGGTTTGAACCGTTATTATCAATAAAATTAGGAATAATACAACCCGTGAACGAGCCTAAAAGAGTGATACCATCTAAAGACACGAATTGGTCTAAACGGTCAGCCTTAATCCCTCGCAAATCAAAGTATTTGCTATACGTTGGGTCTTGAGATAAAAGTGGAAGGTTCGTCCAATCACCTTTAACGATGTATAAGTCCACAAAATAATCGGAAAGATAATCTTGGGGATTAACATAAGGTGGGATTTCATCCGCCCCATAATATTCCTCTGCGGTAACATTATATTGGGTAACTGTGCTAGATTTGCGCACAATAAAACTAGCTACTTGTTGCCCCAAGTTTACCACATTAAATAATCGCCCTCTATTTGTAGGTTTGCTATCCACTGTGGCTTGGAGGTAATCCGTATCGGGAAACCAAAAACGTTCCTTGTTGTAAAAGGAAGAGTATAAAGCTCGAGTAACGCTTCCGTTTTCCTCGTCTGCCGCTAATGCCATAGAACGATAATCCACGGCATCGCCACCCTCATTAACGGGTACGTTATTTAAAGGGAGTAGATTCAATGCAAAAATTGGTCCTGCCGATAAACAAGTTTCGATAGAGCGGTGGAAAAAAGAACCACGAGCTTCCAAGATGGAATCAATTCGCCCGAAAATTCTGCGAGCGGTTGCCACGTCCCTTAGGAAAACGGGGGCATTGAACGGTCCGATTCGAGAAAACCCAACCACTAAACGAATTGTTTGGGTAGACACCACCAATCTCTCGGAAGCGTCAAATTCAATGGTATAGACACCTGATGCTTTGAACCGATTCAGGTCCAATGTAATTTTTGCCATTCGTTGTAATATTTTATTTTAATTCTTGATAGTACTCTTTGTTTTATATATATTCATTTTGAAAACCCAAAAAAATGAAATTTACATATCTTTAATAATTCGATAAAAACTCATCATATCATCGGAATTGTTGATGTCGCTATTAATTTTTTGAGCAATCACACCCTTATCTTGATAGCTGATGTTATCGTATATATTTTCCACCATTTCATGAAAATCGGTCGAAGAGAAAAAGGGAACTAAATCCACACAAGTCATGGCAATATCATCGTGACCTGTTTGGGATTCATACCTCCCTTGGGCATTCAACCCAAAGGCGGTTAATTCATCCACGGTTTTTTTCTCGGTAATAATGATTCTTTTTTGATGAATTAAACTTCTCAGTTCTCGAGAATAGGATTCTTTGTTGTCTTTTTGTAGTTTGACCCCTATTTTCATGGTGTCGTTTGAAATACTATGTTTGGTGTGTAAAAACAGTTCGGGAAAATAGTTTCTATTTTTGGAAAGCTTCTCAACAATAATATTTCCTTTAAAATTGATTTCCAAAACCACCGAACAGTTTTCGTGATGGAATACTTGAAACACCAATATTTCTAAAACCTTAGCCACCTCTTCCACCGAAGTATTGTTGGAGTGAAAAATACCTATTTGGCGCAAGCGGAAAAAACTAGATTCATCATTCCAATCTCGCACCGCCCGAATACCCACTTGAGATTGCACCTCCAATTTAAAAATATTGATAACGGAATAATCTCGACCCACACCATCCCCAATATCTAAAACAAAAACAATTTGGTCGTTTTTCACGGCTCGGCTCGTGGGGGTATATTCGGGATGCCACGTTAAATGGGTGGAAAAATCGGGGTAGTCTAAAAAATCATCCATTTCTACCCATGTGTAGTTTTTACTAATTCTGTTTAAAAATTGCAAAGTTTGGCTCGATAAAAGTAAGCGAGAAGAGGCTAAGAATTGGTTGCCGTATTCTTGATTAAATAGTTCTTCATTCCCCAAGTTCGCAATTTCTCGTTTTTTCCACTCCTCATCTCTCCCTGGCACCTCCCACCAATCCACTCGAATAGGGTTATAGGCATTGGATTTAGTTAAAGCCCCTTGATAAATGTGATAAAAAAGGTTCATTCCATTCGGGGTGGAGGAAATAATCATTCGAGATATTTTGGAGGAAGATAGGGTAGGATAAATAGAGCGATAAAAAGGCTCTAAAAAGTTAGGGTGGATATGGGCAAACTCATCCGCATATAACAAGTGAATGGTAAAACCGATAGCGGCAGTTTTAGTGGTGGCTTGGGAATATAAGCGATTACCGTTATCAAATTTCATTGAGGTAACCGCACTATTTACAATACCTGGTTTCATAAAGAAAGGCAAGTTTTGTAAAACGGTTTTAATTTTATCCACGATTTCTGTCGTGGTCGCTAATTTGTTAGCCACTACCATGGCATTTCGGTCAAAATGAAAACAAACATACCAAGCAATAAAAATACTACTCGTGACAGTATTGTGTGATAAAATATCGTTTGTGTAAAATCGATGGTTTGGGTGGTTGACCGTTAAATCAAACATCGAGTATTTATTACTATTCTTTATTATTTTAACTACTCGCTCCGCACCATCTTTTGTGTAGATATAATCACCGATTTCTAATTCATCGATAAAAACTTGTTGTAATGTATCGGTAAAGAGAATGTGTTGGTCAGCAGCACATATTTTTTTACCAGATTCTGTCTCCACAATCCATTCCGTGAATGGTTGGGTTATATGGATATCACCAACACCAACCCATGTAGTGTCAGACATTACTTGTATGTCTGTATTTACAGCAACAGTATTGATAATTTTTTTAGTTGGGTCGGATGGGTTTAATTGTAAATGGCGATACTCAAACCATTCAACTAATTGAACGGCTTTTAGGATTGCTATTTTAAGTAGCTTTTTTATCATATATGAAGTTTATGCATTTTTCTATTGTTTTTATTGGATTTGATTTGTACTCTGATTCCCACACCACCATAACCAAAAAACCTTCTTGTTCTATTAATTTTTTTTTATTGTTATCAGCTTCCCATATATCTTTTGCTGATAGCCCTATTACTTTATGTGTGTATGTTGGTTGATAGATATTTGGGTTACAGTGCCAGTAATCACCATTAAATTCTATTATTTTGTTACCAATAACAAAGTCATAGGAATGTGTTATTTTTTGGCTTGAGAAATATCTAAAAAATTGTACCCCGTTTAACGCACTATAATACTTATTGTTGCATTTTAAATTATCTACTATTTTTCCGATAAATTCTAATTCTAAAGTTGAATGATTATTTTTCGAGAACTTGACAAATTCTCCGTTTTTATACATATCATTTATTTTACAACCCCATTCCTTATTTCTTTTTTTCCAAACTTCTGTACCCTTATCCTTCTTGTACTTTTCAATACATTTAGCAAGTGTAAATGTTCTTTGTCTTTCTCTATATTTACATATTGCCGTCTCATTATCCCCATACTTATTTTTCCAATATTCGAGATTGGTTTCCGTTAAGCGATTGGATAATGCTTTTTTTGCAAAATCAGAAACAGCCCTTTCTTTGTCTTTGATATTTATATACCCCTTAAAACTTTTTGAAAATGGTGATAATGTTTTTCGATATTCTTCGGTTGTTTTTGATTTGTGATTTGGGTTATTGATTCCTTTGACTTTTTCACTCATCATAGTTCGATACCTATAATCTTTCATATGGATTCCCGAATTCTTAGACGTGTTTTTTTTATCTGTTAAACAAGTCAAATTTTCATTTGGGAACTCAGTACGATAATCATTGATATTTTTGTCTTTGTGGTGCTTTTTAATATGTGTCCCATATATTCTCTTTACTCGACATTCACACCATTTACAAGTAATGTAATCAATACCCTCAGTGCCTTTAAGGTTTTTTGATTTTTCGATTAATGCCTTTTGTTTTTTTAACTCTTGACCTTTCTCTTTGCAAATGGGTGAGCAGTATTTGACACCAGCGCCTCTGACTTCTGTTTCGCAAATTAAACAATTCATGTGTATACCATTTTTTATAGTATATATTTAAAACATCACCTTGCTTTTTGACAAATCACCCTAGCCAGTCATAAAATTTCCAAAGCCCCCACTTTAATTTTTCAAATGGGGATAATTTTCGTTCCTTTTGGAGTAACATAAAGTAAAGATTGCCTAATGATATTTCCATGATATTTTGGTTTTTAATCATTATTTTTATTTTAGTAGAATACGAAGAACATTTTCCAATTTGTCTACTTGCGACCATTACGTTGAAGCGGTTGTCTTGGAAATCCCGTAACATTTTTTTCTGATAACCTCGAAGCTTAATTCGAGAAATACCCTCATCCGTCATGGAATAGCAATAATTCTCCCCAAAATAAGCTACATCATCGGCACACTTAGCCAATTCTTGTAGTTCACTTTCTGTATAATCAAAAACAATATCAGGCGCACGGTACTCTATTTTACCATCCCAAAAGGGGGCATAATCAGCCGTCAGACCTTGTTCTATTTTATTGATTTCTTCTTGTATTTTTTTGGAAGACCAAACTTTACCTCTATTCGACATTATCTATATCTTTTTTAATTGACCCCTCTGCTTTATGTTCGGGAATGGCTTGACGAAGGGTTTCAATCAATTTTCGAGTTCCACGAATTTGATTACCAGCGGCTTCTTCCACTTCATACTCTCCGCTTTTTAATTCTTGAGGACCTTCCGCTTTCTTGATACGATAATCCTCTTTCAAGGACTTATAGTTATTTTCCATAATAACCATAAATTGAGCCATGTGCTTCACAATATCCATTTTGGCTTTTTGGAGGGAAGATAAAACCTCAAAGGCTCTTGGGTGCACACCCCCATTATCTATCTCCTCTAATAATTTAATGATAGCGTGTTCGGCAGTCTTCATTTGAAATAACAAACTCGATACCGTCAACTTATCCACCGTATTTTTTTCTCGAATATAGGCGACCTCGGCAATGATATCCCTATCTAAATAAAACTCGGCAATGGAATCGACAATTTTTTCGGCTTCGTTGTCCGCCAACTCCTTCACCGACATATAGTTCAGAAACCCGACCGTGGGTCTTTCGGGTAGGATACTCTCGGCTAATTTTAAAGAACTGACTAAATTATCATCACCGTTAATTAATTTTTCTAAATCGTCCTTTTCGTTTAGGACTTCTACCCTTTTGGGGTTTGGTTTTCTAGCCATAAAATATTATTTTGTTTGTCCAATCCAAGGTAATTCGAGGCGTTGAATTGCATTATCTATAATGATAGAATACTGCGCATCTTGGACAATAGTTTGGTTTAAAATTATGATTTGTTTATTTAAGTCGTTTTCGGATTTGGAAAAAACTCGAATATTAGTATACACCATATTACTCGCAGGCAATCTATACTGATACCCACCCGTGGCACTACGATTCACATTAGTAGTGAGTACCGCTTTAGAGTATATATTCTCCAAATCTGTTGTTAGTTCGGGGGTGGCGGAGGTTTCATTCCACTTACGAACCCAAACATCTAAAGAAATTTGTTGGAAACAGTTATTAATATTAAAATAATAAGCATACCAATTATTTTCTACAATATTGTTCGGTAGGATAAAAACAACATCCTCTGTTTGGCTCAAGTAACGAAAATAACGACTCGCATACAAAGAGAGTTTCCAACCCGAATTATCCTCGGTGTTGTATCCGTCCATCATTACCGTTTCGTACGTAACCTCCACAATATATCCACTCGTTACCGAACCCGAAGCCCAATTTTGGTAATAGGTGTTTAAAAATTGCACCACCTCGTTGCGAACCGCTATCGTAATCACGAATCCACCCACTATAGGTGTTTTGGTGATAAATTCCCCCCAAAGAGAGAGACCATTAAAGCGAGTAATTTTCAGTAGGGCGTTGGGTTGATAGTTTCTATTAGGGGTGATAGTGAAACTTAAAGGGGTGGTGGTTGTGCCCGCTGTCCCCAAAACCAACTGTCCCTTAACGGTATCTTTAGGGGTCGTTAATTTAGGACTCAGCTCTTTAAACCAACCACAAACCCCCAATTCATTTTGGTCGGCTTCCGAGAACTCCACAGTTGCTCGATACTGAACGGCAATCGGGTTATCGGTTGGGTTGAAAATAGACCGTAAATCATATTGGCTTTCCGAGAGTATATTACTCCAATTCATCAGCCGAGAATCCACAATTACCAAGTCATCGTTGATACGCAAACGAGTTGGGTCGTATTTCCGACTACCTATTTTAGGGTCGTATTGTTCGGGCTTGGTGATTTTTTCTTCCTCCATGGTAACCTCTTCCCCGAAACGCTCTATACTATCCCAAGATATGGTATCCAACTGCCCCCGAAGTTCTTGGGGTTCGTAACGATTAGATTTGGGTGCATATTTTTTCAGAGAAACTTTCCAATATACGGGTTGTTGCATAAAGTCCCGAAAAAGGTACGAACTTTCTATCTCATAGATACGATTGGTTAAGGGAAAGTAAATAATATCTCTTTTCTGAGGAGCGATACCAATACCCCATATGGACTCAAAATAATTTTTATCGATATGTACCTCAAAAGGCACTTCAAAATCCAACCCAAAGGGGTTGAAATTAATTTTGGAGTCGGGAAACTCGTTATTCGGAACAATAACTTTAACTGTACAAGGCTCATCCACATCATACAATGTCCACTCGTGTAAAATCACATCCTTCCCCACAGCCATAGGCACAGCACGGGCATACATCACATCGTGACCAAACATTCGGTTAATGGTGGTGCTCAAATCTTTGTATAGGACAACCGCTGGGTTGACTTGATATGGTCGAAACGTAAAATTCTCAAGCTTGGATAGGTTTGTAATAGAACCCTTTTCCGCAACGGTTAATATAGGTCGGAAACCATAGTACGGGTCGTCCGCATCCACTGACTGTTCATATAAAAGGGTGATGTCATGAATGGTTATCGGTCCGCCCCCGATGAGCGTGTATCGAAAATCGACATACAAATCCAAATTCGGGTCTAAATTACAAATAGCCGTTAGGTTTTCCACGGTTAAGTCCATCCACGAAGCCCGTACTCGATTGGTGATACCCCATCGGAATTCTCGACGTAACACCCCTATGCCCGAGATGTCTTCTTCCCAACCCGTCATTTTGGTCACCCACTTGTAGGGTTTTTGCTGAACGATTTTAGCAAAATCCCCAATATTTGTTAGAACAGTAGTACAACTCACTGAATAGACTTTTTATCTATATATCAAAAAGAAAAAAGCACACTCATACGAGTGTGCTTTAGGTGCGCCGTGAATTTTTTTTGAAAATTAGATATTCATATCCGTTACTTTAAGAGTGTTTCCATTCTCTTCAAGTGCTTTGATTAACTTGTCAATTCGAACATTGGTCTTATCAACTCGAGAGTCAATCATTTTTTTAACATGGTGGATGTCTTCATCTCGGTGATGCAACTCTTGGTATATACCATTTCGAAGTTCGTTTGATGATTCAGACATATCCCTACAAACATTATCTATACGAGAATAAATGTGTTCAACTTCCTTATTAAAATGTTCCTTTGTTAACCGTTTACCCAATTTGTAATATACAACCGCAATTGAAGTTATCAATCCGACCATAACTAAAGTTGAACAAGCAGTTATAATAATTGTTTCTATCATAATATAAAGTGTTTTTTAAAACGGCGCACTTTATCTTTACCCAATCAAGGATTTGAAATTTTCAAGTTCATCCCACACCTTATCGCCGAGCAAAGTAACCGCATCATCAAAATCTCGACGAGACCACTGATGCACTTCACACCATTTTTGGATAATAGCATCCTCAACGGGTTGGACGGCTTTTTTCTTGTCTTTCTCCTTTTTGGTTTTCACATACATCCATTTCGGTGTCTGGCTATACTTAGAGGATAATAGGGATTGCCAAAAAGTTACCGCCTCCGATGGGTTGATTTTTAAATGATTCATGTATGCGGCTTGAATAGGGTAGCGGATACTACACAAGCGATTGACCATAAAAAAATGTTTCCCTCGTTCGTGAGGACTTACGGATTTGAATTCCGAGGGTTTGGAAATCATGTCATTGATAAAATCAAATAAATCTGCCATATGATGTCTTTATTCAAAGTTAGAGAAAAAATCCGAACTAAAAGATTTGGGCTCGGATAAATATTTGCTACCACTCAATAACGTTTGGAGGTCATACTTAGTTATTTTTAAACGTTGGCTTCCAAAAATTCGATACGTTGCTCGAAAATCCCGTTGTATGGTTTCGGGAATGACCGATTTATCCAAATATATCAATTGCAAATTTCTTTTGATGTGTTCCTCCAATAAGGGCACGTCCGCCGTTTGTTTGCAGTATTTTTCAATACCTAAGGCAATAGTTCCCGTACAAAGAGGTAAATCCCCAATCGGCATCCCCAAGGGTAGGTCGGCGTATATCATTTCCGCTTTAGATTGGGTCACTCTATATTTTTTTTCGCCCTTTTTCCAAGTCCAAATAGAGGGTATCGAATCCCCACCATCGCCCAAAATAATTTTTTCCAATAAAAATTTATGGGTGTTCAATTCCTCCACCTCTATCTTGGACATTAAACTTACGATGATATCTTTGTTCGTGTTGATAAAAGTATTGGCATCAAAAAGGTCGAAGTGAGAGGATGCGGAAGCAATCCATTCTCCAAATCCTTGAGGTGTGATTAACTTTTTGGATTTGGAGTTCGGGTTAAACACCACGACAAAATTTTTATGGTTGTATTGGGCACATTGTTTCATATCCCCATCTCCCGTGATGATAACACTATCTTCCCCATCTTGAAGAAATTGCTCTGACCAAAGATACAGCAAGTCATCACACTCCGCCCCCTTTTCTTTAGAAACAATGAAGCCTTTTTCTTGAATGATTTGAGCAAACTCCTCAATAGAATGATAAAAGTTATCCCAATGCACCCCCTCATCCCTAACACGGTCACCTTTGTATTCCACTTCACCCGAACCCATCGGAATTTCTTTGCGCCAACTCCGAGAATCTAAGGTAAATACTACTTTATCGGGGTGTTCGAAATGTCTAATGGCATGAGAAACATCGGTTGCCACTTTGCGAACAAACATTTCTTGTTCCTTTTTAGATTGGAGCAACTTTTTGGATTTAGATTGCCCCCCAAACGCAAAAAGGGTTTTGTAAAAAAAGTGATGCCCGTCAAATATCAGATTCATATTGTATTATTTATTCGTTTTTGATAAATATTCCGTCTATAGTCTGCCCAGTTCTATTTTTAATCACCTCGTAGGCTTTTTGTAAACACTCCTCACTATCCAACTCGTATAGGGCAGATAATATAATCAAAACCACTTGGACATCCCCAATACTATCCACAATCTGCTCGAGGTCATTCTTGGCGATTCCTTGTGCCAACTCACCCACTTCTTCAATTAGCTTGATGAATTGTTTCTGTTTATTTTCGGGCTTTAGTAAATCCCTATCTTGTGCCCATTTCAAAATTTTGTCTTTCATAAATAATTATTAGCAAGTTTGATAAAAAATTAGTTTGTTTTTTGATATTTTTTGCTGATTATCATGGGGGTGGTATTATTCCAAGAAATGGAGTGATGTAACCTTGGGTTATTAGCTCGCATCATGGAAACTTTAACCCCACTTGGGTGCATCATAGTTGTTGTGAAGGCTTTGCAATATGTCCCATATTTTAAATACATATCCGTAATCCCACCCTTTTGGGTTTGGCTATCTTTTTGATTGATGGCAAATACGGGTATCGTCAAGAATAACTCGCCCCTATGGGCTAAAGTAGTGTACGTGTTCACATCTTCATTCATTGCCCCGATAAATTGGAAAGGTCTTTCCGTACTACAAAAAAAGCTATTCATACACTTCCGCTTACTGAATCGATAAGTACCCTTACCGTTATCTATCCCGCCAATGAAGTCGCCCGTTTGGGCGAAAGCTATGCTTAGGCAATTTGTTTTTTTATAGAAAGAAATAACCGTGTCAAACAGTTTGTCAATATCTTTAGGCATTTTCGCCCCCTTAATCCCTAGGAATTTATAAATAAATTCATAGTAATCATCATCTAGTTGTAGAAAATAAGTTATGCCTAATTTTTCGGCGATTTTAAAACAAGCATTTCGGGCGTGGGTTATGGTTCTCCTCTCATCAAAATTATTACCCTCATCCACGGAGTCTGCCATTTCCTTTTTGTTAAAAACAATGATATTTTCTTTCCCGAAATTTTTTTGATACTGAGGTAGTGTTTTGTCTTCATCATCTAAGACGAAATACAACAAGCCCTTATACCCACACTTATCAAGAGTTTTTTTAGTCCAAACATTATCGGGTCTGCCGTGCGTAAGGATAAAAACAGCAAAGTCCTTATTTTCCGAATGGTCAATCTTCATAATCTTCCAAGTATTGTTTTTTGATATCTTCACACAATTTTACATAACCCAATTCTATAGCCTCATTAAAATCAATAATGACTAAGGCACTTTTTTCCATCAAGCTTTGCATTTCGGGCGTGGCGTGAGCATAGTAGTCCGCTATTTTCTCGTAATGAAACACAGTGTGTCTTTGTGCCGCTTTGAGTAGGAATTTTTTTTCGGAGGGGGTGACATTGGACTGATTTATATCATAAATTAAGGCTTTGGTTTTATCATCTTGATACAAATCAAATATATCGGGTTGTTCGTTTTTGGGTTCGTAGATAGGGGCATCTATCTTCATCGTATATTTTTGGTCGTTTGGAGACCTCTCATTACTTATGATTTCCTCCCCGAATAAATTAAACTTCTTCATGAGCTTTTTTAATTAGACAAAATCATTTGACATTCATACACCGCAGCCAACATAGAAATTGCTGGGTCAATCACTTGAGTCCTCTGTGACTGATAATGAGCAGCCTTAATGACAATTTGAGGAATTTTGGCGATAAATTTCGGATGGTTTTCCCTAATATATTCGGGCAACTCTGAGCCTAGAGCCGCCAATACATCATCTACCTTAGAGCCATAATTCACCATTAGAAATTGATAGGTTTCGGTCGGGTCGATTTTATCCCCACACACCTTCTGAAAAATGTCGGCAAATGAATAGTTTAGTTTTTTAATATCTTCCACCTTAATTTCGGTCACGCCTTGAATTACAAAACTCTGAACTTTATTAAGGATGGTTCGCATATCGGGGAAGTTCCTTTTAACAAATTCAATCACCGCCTCTTTTTCTATTTTAATTTCAGCCGCCTTTAGAATAGACCACGTTCTTTTAATAAACTCTACCATCACTTCCTTTTCCTCTTCGATAGAAATAAAATCGAAAGAGATGCAGTTAAAACGAGATTGGACGGGCTCGGGGACTTTGTTAATATAGTTACAAGTAGCAACGAACCGAGCGGTGTGGGCGAATTTTTCAATCGTAGCCCTCAATGCCTTGTTGAACTGGTCAGAAGCACCATCAATCTCATCCAAAATAACCACTTTGTATTTTTCCGCCCCATCCATCAAAGAAATGGTTGAGCACCAATTAGTGATTTTTTCTCGGATAACATCCACCGAACTCTCATCGGACACATTAATATACAGAGTCGGGTAATTGGCAGCAAGCACTTTAGCAGAACTTGTTTTACCTAACCCAGGCGAACCGTAGAGTAAAAAGTTTTGATGCAATTCACCCTCACCAAATGCCTTGCGGATACGTGTGGGTAGAATGAGTTGGTCGAGATTCTTAGGACGGTACTTTTCGGTAAATAATTCTTGAATCATATAGTTATTTTTAGAAATGACATTTTTTCTATCTTATATACAGATACACATTAAAGGTTTTGATTAGGTAAGTTATTAACCAATTTAACCAAAATTTCCCCATGGCAACTTTTGGGGACACACCAACAGCCTAGAATTTTACCTTGTAAATCCTTTAAGTCTTGGAGTAAATGCTGCCCACCCCCATGTAAAATCCATTGTTCATAGGCATCCACTGCCTCCTTTCGAGAGTTTACTAGAAATTCAGCTCGGGTTTTTTTATCTTGGATGTGCGAAAAGGGGTTACCCCATTTAGAGGGTCGACCGATATAAACATCATAATCATCTTTTTGACAATGCACCACTCGACAAGTGGGTTTTTGGGGGTCGATTAAGTTCATAAGGAGGTGATGGGCTATATGTTTTACTATTATTTATTTTGGAGTTTGAAACCTTATAGTGTCTGCTTACCAGAAGTTGATAGTTAACTATTTAGATGCCATTGCGTATATATTATAGTTATAAGTAATATTTCTTAACACATTTATTTTATTATCTTTTTCTTAAAATCAAGTGTGTGGTTTATCAATGGATGGTTAAAATCAATTTCATTAAATTTATTCTTATCAATATCAATTCTAATACAACATTTCATAACATCAACATCATTTAACACACGTTCTTCCATTTCATCATTTTTAGGAATAAATTTAATATTATTTAATAAATTCCATCCTTTTAAACAAAATGGTTTTACTTTATAATTGTGTTTCAATTTATCATATTCAAAAACCATTCTTATACCTCTATCCATTAAATAATAATAATCCCTAGTCATATAAACACAGGGTTCAATTATTCTATTATCCTTCAAAATAAAACCATTATCCAAAATTGATTTTAATCTTTTTAAGTTTAAGACATTATGATATATTTCCATAAAATAAATGTTAAAATACTACTTATAACAAATGATAAACAACATTAAAACGATTGTTTATCATCAGACGTTATGTTTAATTAAAAATATTAACTAAACAACTTTATTCTATTTTCAACAGCTATTTTTTCTTCTTCTGTTAAATTACTAAACTTATCTAATAATTTTTTTCTACTCAATGCTTTTTTATCAAACAATATCATAAAAGAAAATCCTTGTGGGTCAAATCCCATTTTACTAATAGCTGTTGAAAACACTTCAAATTCAGCTTCACATATTTTACTAATTTCTTTTTTATCCATAATATAATATTTTTAACTAAAACATAACAACAAATAAAACACATTAAAACGATGTTTTATTTGCAACCGTTATAAGCAATAAAACAAAAATTATTTATTTTCTAATTTGTCTTTTACTCCATTTATCACATCAAGTACATTCGTCAATCCTTGCAGATTTTGTTTATTCATTAAAAA